TTTTTGGTAAGAATATAGGTCAACTTGCGGTCTTCCTATGCAATGAACAGCTCATTACTATGTAGTCACCTTTCACTATTACCTGACGAACACTTTTGCTTTTTAGTTTTAGTTTTACCTTTTTCTTAAAAGTTTTTGTGTTGTGGATTGATAGAAGTAGTGGTCCGTCACGGGCTTCGTTATCTTTTGAACAACGAAATACTCAACTACTCCTTGAAATGTCCCCATCTCAATATTTCAAGACTACTTCGAGATTTAACCTTTGGTAAGGTTCAATCAAGGTTAGTAACAACACCACTTGTACACCAACATACCTTTCGGTTTTAAGTATCCTATCATAATGGAACACGCAATAATAAAATCGGATAATCTTATTTTTTGCAATATCCCTACGGGTTATTCCTATTGATGTTCCCATCTCAAACTGACAACCCACATTGCCAATTCATCTAACCACTTTCCCTACAGCGTTGCCCTCGGTACTAAAGATTAAACGGTATCCCGCTTGTGTACTCAATCTCGACAAGTCCGAAGACTCACCAAGACGCAAACCCATTACACGTTAGGTTCACTTTATCCTACTTTCGTAGTTTATTTTAATGGACCATACACGGCCCAATGACTTAATTTAGTTTCACTTTTAAAGTAAGGGAGGTGTTAAGTCTCTCTTTTAATTGTGACGACTGTTTCGGTCGGATTTAGATTTTCAAAGAACGTTTCAGGACTTTTCCTGATTTGTTTTACAAAGTTAAGTCTTTTTTTTTGTTTAGACAAGTACTTTATGAACTTTTTTTTAAACTTTTTCTACGTACACCTCATGTGTCCCGTATTTGTTAGCTTGAGCAGTAGCAAACTCACCGTTAGGTGTGTAAAACTTCTCCCCTTTTGCTCCGTAGTAGTAGTACATTACGTTCTCAACCACTTCAGTGTGTTCACCCATTTTTTTGAGTTTAAAGGTTAATATTTCAATTTATTGTTAGGACGTTTCCTAATTGTTTTACAAATCTAATTATATTAAATTGTTTTGTCAAATATTTAAATGAAAAAAAATGAATTTTTTACGGAAGTAAATATAAATATACCTATGTACACCAAAAGTCACTTTAAAATACAAATTTTTTATTCTTTTTAATAGTATTTATAGTATATGAATATTTTTATAAATGATAACCAATTTAGATGTAAGGTTTGCGTAACACCTCAATCAGTTCAAGAAGGAATGAAACACAAAACATTCAACATGAATTTTAATGGTATGTTTTTTATTATGCCAAGTAATGGAAAACAAAGTTTTTGGATGTATGAGTGTATTGAAATGTTAGATATAATATTCATAGATAATGATACTATAACAGAAGTACACCATAAATGTTTACCTTGTGATGATGAATATGCTTGTGAACAATACGGAGGTTTTGGTGATAAGGTACTAGAAGTTGCTGGTGGAACCTGTCAAAAATTAGATATTAAAAAAGGTGACAAAATAAAAATGTCAATGTATTAATCAATTTTAGAGTTTAACACTCTAACAAACTCATCCTGTATTGCTTTAGTTAAATCAACATAACTTGATATCTCGTTTTCTTTTTCTTCTTTTGGTTGTATTCCACCTTCTTTTTCTATTTGTCTAATTGCCGCACTAATTTGAGGATCAGTCAAAAAGTTATATTTCTTTAGTTTACCTTTAATATCATTCACAAATGTATTACTACCGGTGTAGTCAGATATTGTTTGTAGTTTTGGGTTGTCGTACGTTGATGTTTCGTCTTTTTTAGAATCTCTAAACAAATAACTAAGTCCAGATATATTTGTAATACATTTATGTCCTCCTGAGTTTGCCATAACAACGTCCCAACCATTTACTGTTATCTTATCCAACATTTCTTTTTGTTTGGTTGATAGTCTTTTATAAAGGTTATCCGATATATTTTTTATTATGTCTACCATTTTTTCCCCACCTTGCACTTTAAATGACGGTCTATTTCCGTATATTGCAACTAAATCTTTATATGTGAACCCAACAGAACCCTGTTCTGCCTTTATTTCTGAAACTCTTTTTAAAGTACCAAAAGTAATAGTCATACCTTTTAAAAGTGATTCAAATTTACTAAGAACTTCATTTTTCATTTCACCTAAATCAACCCCTTTCAAAGCTCTGTCTTCTTTAAATGGATTACAAGATGCTTGAACTAACCCCATTCCCCAAGCAAGTACTATGAAGTCTTTATCTGGGTTATTTCTAAAAGGGGTATACCTATCATATGAACCAGGATTTCTCATATTACCCCCACCATATTGTACTATTATTGGTCCAACAAATTTAACATTTTCACTTGTCTTCATTCGTTCAACATACTCTTCTTGGTTTTTAACCATCTCAACGTCGCTAGCATAACCATATTTTTTTACCTGGTCTCTTATATTATTTAAAATACTTAAAAGAGATGGGTTTGCTTCTAATACGATATTCTCTAAAAATTTTGGTTTGTTTTTTAGTGCTAAGAGTAACTTGTTTGTTACAAGCCCCATTAACATTTTGTTAGATTTTAAACTATTGTCTTTATCAAATTTAAAAAGATAGTTCATCACCATTTCCTGAGTTATATTATGAGCTAAGAAATTTGCAGAATCCACTGTTGATATCAAAGTGATATCATCGTATGGGAATATATCTTTTGGTGATACAACTTGCGAAACTGTTTCAACATTTGATCTTGAGGGTCTAAAATTGGTTGCAGTTCCTGGTTCAACACCTGCTTGACTATCATGGTGATCGGTATGTATTACAAACATTGGTTTACCGTGAGCAAAATCCACGAGTACAGGCATAATATCACCACTTGCATCGGGTTTTTTAATTGCAAATTCTTTATCCCCATATTGTATAGTCTCAGCATCAACAACTTTAATTCCGTTTTGTTCTAAATAATGCTTCATACCAAGTGCGGTTGTAACACCATCCAAATCTTGGTGGAAATATATTTTAGCCTTTTTGTAACGTTTTTTAATTTCGTTAATATCTCTTATCCCAGATTCATTAATAAGTCTTTTGTATTGTGTTTCAGTTATAATAATTTTCATAATATATAAATATCTTAGGCATTATCCAAAGTTTAATCCCTTTTCTTTTGCAATGTCCTTTATTTGGTTTAGGTTATTTGTTGCCTCAGATTTATCAGGATCCTCCAACCACTTATTAATATTATCTTCAACACCTTTAATTGTTCTAATGAATACATCTGCGAATTTATTAATGTCGGTTTCTTTCATATCACTAAGATTGACTTCAATTTTTTCTATTTGGTTGTTAATACTTTCTAAGGACCATGAAGGATCAAATATGTTTTTACTTTGTATATATTCACTCATTAACTTATCCCAAGAATACGCCGATTCAGAAAAATATGGGAGTTTAAATCTCATAACCTCACCAGGTACTTGTAAATTAGTTTTAGGGTTAAAAAATTGTGATTGTCCAAGATAAATGTCCCCACTTTTTAATTTGTATGTATAAACTTTAGTTTTATCGTTTTCATACTTCCAAACCATATTTGTTGTGTAAGGTTTAAGAGTGAACCCATTATCTTTAATTAAGTTAATGTATTCAGTATCATTATTTGGTGTATCCACTTCCTCAACAATAATATATTTTTGTTTTAAATATCTTTGTTCTAAAATTATGTTCGCATTTTTAATAGTGCTTTTTTTCATATATAATAAATACCATTAAAAACAAAAAATCCAAGATTACTCTTGGATTTCCTCTGATACGGTTTTTAGTGTTTTGCGTTTGTATAGAACTCTTTTCCTTTATCTTTTAATTCCCAAGACGAATATTTTGATCCATCAGGTTTTTTTCCACCATTAGTCATTTCCCAACCTATCATTCTATATATTATTTCTTTTTTGAAAAATTCTTGCTCATCTAAAGGGTTACCAAGTCTATAGTTTTTATTACTTTCTTCAGGATGGTTATTCATATATAACTGTTTAGCTATATCCCAATACGCCCAACTCTCACTGTTTCCGGCACGACTTATTTCTTTGTTAAACGTATTTTTCATTATTAACCTAAAGGTGTCAACCAAATTCTTTACAAACTCTTTTACTCTATTATTATCCTCTAACGCCAAAGATTCTGCGTATTTTCTCATACTACCTGATGTTTCTTGATTTGGAAACCCAACATCACTGTAGTTTAATTTTGATATGTATTGATCAGCACTTATTGTTGGTGTTTGTTTTGTATCTATATTTTGTGTTGTCGAATTTTCTATATTTTGTGTTGTCGAATTTTCTATATTTTGTTTTTTGTCATCTAAAACCGTGTCTTCTTCTTTTTTTACTGTTTTTAAATTTGATACTCGTTCTTTTAGTCCAGGGATTATTTCAAGAAATTCATTTAAAATGTTTTGATCCCCATAATCTTCTAAATCAACTAATTGATTAAAATACATAAGACCTTTTTCTGATGTTAATTTATTCCATAAATCAGTTTGTGGGGTTTTTCTGTTTTCTACATAATTTCCTTCATCATCGTATGTTGGGTCATTTTTAACTCCGTTTACTAAGGATAACATTAATGCTCCGTGAATTGTAAAATATACCGACGACTCCTTATCCATATTACTAGGTGTTGACTGAAATATTTTACTTATTAATTCTTGAGAACTACTATTTAATATTTCTGAATTTTTTAAATCATTATAGATTTTTAATTCATTATCTCCCCACCAATTAACTAAATCTAAAAGACTACTCTTATTAATACCATCAATAATAAATGATTTACCTGTTGTCTCTTCGTTTTCAAGAAGTCCCATCATTTGTCTAATCCTTGATATTTCTGTAATGATATTTTTCATAATATATAAATACTATTAAAAACAAAAAACCCACTTTTAAAGTGGGAGTTCTTGTATTGTTTGTAGTGTTTTAAAATATTCAACCCTTGTTTTTGCAACTTCAGTATAGTTTGGCGATAATTCAATACCTAACCATCTGCGACCCAAAATTTCCGCGGCGACTAAAGTAGTTCCGCTACCGGCAAATGGATCTAAAATTATATCGTTTTTGTAGGACAATATTTTAATCGCCTTTGTTGGGATGTCCATTGAGAACGTTGCCTTGGTGAGTGATTTAGTATCTGCAAAGTAATTCCACTGACCAAAAACAAGTTCCATAAATTCCTTCTTATCTTGTTCTTCATATACCACTTTCTTTTTTATGGTTCCATCCTCCTGAATAATTTCAGTTGGTGTCCCTTTCCATTGTGGTTCTCCTTTAATCTTTTTGATGTGTAATTTTTTATATGCCAAAATAACACACTCCTTTGGATTATAGATATACGGGCTAGACGGACTCATCCATGATCCCCAAGCAGTTGTCTTACTACGATGAGGTGATTGTTCCTCTAAATCCACGATTCCAAAAAACCCAAACCCAAGTTCTTTCATTATTTGGTACATCTCAGAAACAAAGAAAATTCTTCCTCCTTTTTTTTGTCTGTTGATTTCATAAGGTATGTTTAATGCAATTCTTCCATCATCTTTTAATACGTTATACGCCTCAGTTAACCAATTTCTTGCAAATACCAAATACTCCTCAAATTCAACATCATCTTCGTGAACATCATAAGCAATGCCAACACCATAGGGTGGTGATGTGACAATTAAATCAACACTACCTTCAGGTAATGTTTTCATCACCTCAATACAATCTCCAGTTATTATCTTTCCTGTTTCTATCATTTTTTCTCTAATGTTTCTATATGGTGTTGTAGATACCACAATGCTTTACGTAAATCTTGTAGTTCTTTATCTTTTTCTTTTTTACCTGCCCTTGAGATGTACTTCACCGTATTTCCAAGTGAGAATCCTAAGTCCCAAGCATCAATCACTTTAATTGCCTCATATGGATTATCTTCTCCCCCATAATGTTGTGGGTGGTTTACTTGCTCATTTGTTTTCATTTATATAATGTATTATTTCTTCCTCAGTTTTTCCTTGATTAAACATTCTATACACTTCCCTTGAGAACTCGTCCGTTGTGAATACCGCATCAGCATCAAGGTATTTCATTATCCAATCAATGTTTTGAATAATATGTTTTTTACTTAGAAACCTCTTGTTGAATCCCATTTTTTTGATTTTTAATCTCTAACATCATTTTTCTGATTTGTTTACCTAAATCCATATCATTTGGATTTTCTTTTACTAATTGTTCTAAAACTGTTAATTTAATATCTTCCATAATTTTTTATTAAAAAAGTAATAAATTAAATCTTACCTGTCAAATTCTTATGTCTAATAATTTTTGACTGAATCATATAATTCATAATTTTTCTTTTAACGATAGGTAATAGGGTTTCTCTTAGTGGGTAGTTATTGTTATGGTTTACTGTAAACACAATTAATTTACCGTGAACTTCCTCATCTTGTAAGTTTTTGATTAGTGGTTTTTTAATGTCTTTTAATTTTTCATTAAAGTCCCCTTTGGGGCATTCACATATCTTTTTAATCTGACATTTTGTTTCTACACTATCCTTTTTAATTTGTTTAATTATAAACTCATATAGATATGTTTTTTCTTTATAGTCTAAAAAGAAAAGTCCTTGTTTTGGTTCTATATTTTTTGGGTTTTGTACTACTTCAATAGAAACTGTATCATTAACAATATCCCATATTGCTTTTGCATGATTAAAATAGTCTCGTAAGTTTTCAGTTGAGTATTTACAGACGTTGTATACTTCAAGAATCTCTTCTTTGGTAAGTAACGGACAATCGACTGGTATTAAATCTGAAATGAGTATTTCGTCATCAGGATCTTTTAATTGTCTCCCTAATGTAAGATATTGTCCTTTTTCAATTAATAAATTGATACTTGCAAGATGTAAGGATATCTCTTGGAACTGTGGGTATAATTTTAAATTGTTTAGATTTTTATCTAATTTTTGTAGATAATCTAAAAGTACGTACTGTTTGTGCTCTAAATCTATGGGTTCTTGAAATAACCAATCCGTTTTCATTATTTTTTTTAAGATAAAAGTAAGTGAAATATCAAAAAGTGTAAATAAATTAATTGTGTCTCATTACGTGATACCACTTACCATTTACCTTATATTCATCGTCTTGTCCATCATATCCGTTTAAAATATTACCGTAACCATCATTACTTATGATGTCTTCACAAACACCATCAATATCAACAAATTGTAATATATATTTAGAATCATAACCCATATCCTTTAAAAATGTTACAAAGTCACTTGCAGTATCATCAACTTGTGATTGTATGGAGTCTTCAATTCCTTCTTCACTATAATCACCGTCAGGGTTTTCTTTAATATCTTCAACAATATCTTCAATATTTGATATTTCGTCTTCAATCCCTTCAGTTTCTTCGTCTGTTAATTCTTCGTTTTCTAATCTATAATTTAACCTTTCTAATTTTTGTTCATATATTTCAACATATTTTTCTTGTTGTGAAGTCAATTCTTTTTCTATTCCATAATCTTCAGGAGAATCTCTTACACTACCTTCATAAAAATCATATAACCAATCTTGTATTTCTCGTTCATCTAAGTTATTTTCCCAAACCTGCTCATTAAACGAGTCAAAACCCATTTCATCTATTCGTTGTTTTAATGATTCAGTTGCTGCGTAGTTAATTTTATCATCAGGAATTACAATCCATTCAGTTTCAAACATATCATCCCCCAACCATTCAAACATTGATGAATTTCCGTAAGATGTGTACTTAGTTTTCCAAATAAAATATTTATCTTCTTTTACTTCTTCCCCTTCGTCGTTTTCATATTTACTTACATTACCATTTTCATTTAAATGCATAAAGAGTGCTTCAGTTTCATTTGATTCTTCATCATTATGATTAACGTCCCATTCACCTTCTTGTCTGTATCCATCAAGAGTGGCTAACTTTTGGTTTAAAATTCTCTTTTTTTCTATACTGTGCATTGTACTGTACCAATAACTAAATCTACCCTTAACTTTATTTTTATCAAAATAAGATATATTTGTACTATCAATACTTAAATCACCATCAACATGATCAATGCTATCAATATTTGATATGTCTTTATAACCATTTAAGTCTAAGTCACCGGTAATTCTAATTTTTTTACCTCTATAGTCCGGTAAACGTTTTATTAATGATCCATCTCCATTAACATATTTTAAAAGATCAATATAATATTCAGGCGAAACATCAACCCATTCCTCATCCTGTTCATTTAAAACCCTTCTAATTATATTTTTTAAATTCATATAATATAAATACTTTCCATTTACAAATGATTCTTTTATAGTTATCAAATATTTATATAGAACATAAACTAATTAAAAAACATTAAGCCATGGGATGCGGATGTAAAAACAAAAACAACGGTCAACAAGCACAACCAGAAACGACTAACGGAGTTGTAGTTAACACACAACAACAACAAAACAATGAGTCTGTTAAGAGTGCAGTTACAAAAATTGTTGAAAAATATTACAATAAAAAATAATTACTGTTTAAGGTATTGTTTTTTTTATTTAAGATTGTTTAAAATAAACAATTAAATAAAAACTATGAGCACAGTAAACGTTTACAACTTCTTAGATGGTGTTAACCTTTGCAATATTTTCGCAAATTTAATAGTCTTAAACATAAAAGAATTAGTTCCTGATGCAAAAACTGAAATTACAGTTATAAACGTCAGGAATTTTTTTATTATAAAAGGACAAACTACTTGTGAAACACTTATTAATATTGCAGAACTATTCCAAAATTACTTAAACCTGTATGATGAAGAATTATCAAAAAAAATAAGAGTATTTGATATGGTATTATACGGTAAACAATTTGACGATTTACCGTTAAATATTTCACATAAAGAAGTTAAATCTGAATCTGAAAAAATTATTAATCTACAAAAGTTAATTAACGGATTCACAAAAAATAAAATCTACTTTAACATCAAATTAGACGAACAATCTAAACTATTATTTTTTGATTGTACCGATAACCAATACAACGAGATAAAGTTAATTCTTGAGAAACACTTTGATGGTTACGAATACATTAAACACGACTTTTCAAATGAGATTTATGTGTCAGAAAAATTGTATGGATTATCAATGCATAATGAAAAACCATATTTATTCTTATTAAAGTTCATAACAGATCATCTATTTAAGTTAGGAATAAGTAAAGAAATTGATTTATCAATTAATACTAATTTAAATACGTTGGATTTGAATAACGAGACAATTAATCTTAAAATTAAAAATCTTAATCACATTGTTAATAAAGATTGGTTAGAATCTTTAGTCATGGATGTGTTTCCTTTTGACTTACCAACATTAAAAGATAAATTTCAAGATTGTGATAACCTAATTAATCTTATTGTTGAATGTAATTTAGAGGATTACTCATTATCCGATTTATCGGTAAGACATGAAATGATTTTAATCTAAAAGATATTCTTTAACCATTTTAACTCCCTCGTAGATGTCTTGATAGTCTCTATCGGGGGCTAATAATTTAACGTTACTTGTTTCATCATTTTCCCCTATGGTTAATAACATAAGTGCAGGAACATACTCGTTATTAGTAATTTTAGTAAATTCATCATACTCCTCCTCAAATTCGTCAATATCTCTTTCAATGAATAGAATATTATTTTTTGTTAATTCTTCTTTAATATGTGTACAATGTGGACATCCATTCATTGTATAAACAACCGTTACTTTCATAATTAATTAATTGTATAAAATTTTTTCAAACCATTTATAAGTAGTGTGAACGTTTGATCCTCAACACCTTCATTTAATATATATAATTTATATATGTTTTCATCTTTATTTCTGTCATAATAAACTATTAACTTACCGTATTCTATCACCCCCTCAAGATCAATAGTAAAATCAGATAATAATATTTTATTATACCACAATCTTTTATTTTTTACCATTAACGTTTTTAACCCATCATATGTTATATTTCTAAGTCTAGTTATGGAAGGGTAATTTTCATATTTTTTTAAAAATATATTAATAACGTGTTCAGGTATAGTATTTTCTTTTTTTTCTTCCATTTTTAAGGTAAATCTTCAAATAAATAATAATTAGGTTCATTTTCTAGTAAAGAGTTATCATCACTCCACACAGGATACATGTTTCTAATTTTATCTTCATCTTTAAATTCTGCAAAAGATTTAACAGTTTTACCGTTTGGAAATCTTTTTGACATTTCAGGTAATTTAATCATACCCTTACTGTATAGGTAATTCGCAAACCCCTCCAACTCGTGGATTGGTGACAACCATTCTTCTGATAACCCTTTATTATATTTACCTAATTTCTGAACCACTTTAAGTCCGTCAACCCCATATCTGAACTCAATACTTGCTCTCTTGTCTCCATCTACACTACCGTTTCTTAAAGAAACAATAAAACAGTAAGGCTTCTCACTATATGTTCTTACACAGTTACTTTGTACCATAGATTCGCCTTCATATTGTTCTGTAGTTTTTAATAATACAGGATAATACGTTTCACCATTATGGGTAATTGGTTTTTCAATCAAATAAGAGTCCTCCCCATAAAATCTTGTAACAACACCTGAACGATATGATTGTACAAGTGTCGACCACTCTGAGTGTTCTTTCACATAATCATCATAGTTTGTCGCTGTAATTTTAACAAATTCTCCATACTTTTTTAAAGACTCTTTATATTGAAGATGATCATTTAAAGAATTTAATAAGGTTTCTGATGTTGTTGTATTTAATATTTTACAAATATTTTCAATTTCTTTTTTATTAATATTTAAAATACCCACACTGTAATACCCATTATGTTCAACCCCAAGTTTACTTTCAGTCAAAAATGATTCATTATTAATCGTATTAAATAAATCTTGTCCCAATAGTCTATAAAAAAGGGTTAATCCATTTATATCTAAATTATTATACTTATTTAAAAGTTCCCTAATTTTAGTACCTTTAAATTCATTTTTTTTCATAAACCAATTAACTAAATTATTACCCTCTTCTCTAATTTCCTTTTTAGGGTTATAATATGTTACAAACTTTGAAAATGCGTCAGGATACTTAATACCAGAAATTTTAAGGTATAATTGATAAAACTTGTCTCTTGGTGTTAAATCCTCTTTATCAAATTTTATATCTATTCTTTCAGAAACTCTATTTAAAAATAAATTAATAACCTCATTCGCACTGTTAACCATATCAGTGTCTTCAGGTTTAAAATATAACATAGCATTATATACCTCCATTGAATGGATATCCATCCTATGCATAGACATTTTTGAACCGATTTTAGCACGTTTTTTAAGTCTAATCATTCCTGAATAAAAAGTTTTTCTTTTAATGTTGAATGTTAGATAACTGATTTCTCGTCTAACTATAAAATACTTTTTTGCAACATCTCTATGAGTCCTGTAGTTATAACATTTAAGAGCGATTTTATTTTCGTTTTCTTCTATAACTAATGTCTTTCTCATCATAGTTAATGATGAAAGGGGGTTCGCATAGTTTTCTAAAAAAACAGTCTCGTCTTGTGATACAAATTTTGGGTTAAAAGAACCTTGTGGACTTGATCTCATACCAGGATTAACACCAAAATCAAAAGGATCGTTGTCAATTGGGGGTTTGGGTGCCAATTCATTAAAATTTTCAAAAACTTCGGTTGTGTATTTACGAACTTCTTTTTTAAATAATGTCGTCATTTCAGACATAAAAATAATATTATAAGGTTACTAATTCAAATAAATGGATCCCATATGATGTTTCATAAACGGGATTAATCTTTTTTCTACGGTTTCTTTTGTACCACCATTTAAATCAACAATAAGAGTTAAGATTTGTTTTCTTGTTGGTTCAAGTGGGGTATCTTCTTTTTGGGAATTTTCTTCTACAATGGATCTAATACCATCAAAGAATTTTTCAGGGTTAACGTCTCCGACTAACATTTTTAATTGTTGGGGGTTCTTATCAAAGAACCCCTTAAATTGTGTCATATAAATATCAATGTCAACACTCATTACCAATACATTTAAAGTTTATCAAAAATACGTATTATTATTGACGTACACAACTTTTTACGCAAATAAATGGAAATTGTCGTCCTGATCTATTTTTTGTTTTAACGAATCAGGGACAACGCTACTTGCGTTACTATTTTTCAAGTTGATTACAGTCAATTTAGTAAGGTTTGCAAGACAACTTGGTAACATTTGTAGTCCTGGGTTATCAGGTAATGAAAGGAATTGTAATTTTTCAAGGTTACAAACCGATTCAGGGAATTTACCAACACATCCAACTAAATGTAATGCTGTTAAATTTTTAAATTTACCGATACTATCAGGAATGTTTAATGATATGTCAGCCCCACCTTTTTTAACAAACTCAAGTCTTTCAATGTTTTCAGGTAAAGT